TAATCGTTGACGACCCTATTAAAAACTACAAGGAGGCATCATCTCCAACCAAAAAGCAAACAGTATGGGACGAATGGGTATCAACTTTCCACCCACGTATGCACAAAGGCGGTTCCATTATCGTAATCATGACCCGTTGGCAAATAGACGACCTCGCAGGCAGGCTATTAAGCAACTATGCAGGGTATGAGAACCAATTCGAAAAATGGGAGGAGATAAAGTTTCCTGCTATTGCAACGGAAGACGACATACTGGGACGTAAGATTGGCGACCCGTTGTGCCCACAACTACACCCGTTGGCAGACCTTGAAGAACACAAGCACGAGCTAGGTACCCAAAAGTTCACAGCGGAGTATCAGCAAAGCCCAACCATAGAGGCAGGTAACATCTTTAAGCGCAACTGGACGAAGTTCTATGTTCCAGACCGTCAAACAATGGTTAGGCTTGGTTTGACTGAAAAGGACGTAAGCATATTGCCAGTTCACTTTCACGACAAAGCGCAAAGTTGGGATGCAACGTTCAAGAATAATGATAATGACGACTACGTGGCAGGGCAGGTATGGTTCAGGCGTGACGCAAACTACTACCTTATGTACTGGGTACACGAACGCATGACCTTTACGGAAACGCTCAATGCGATAAGGCACACCACAACATTATATCCTGACACGTACTCCAAATTTATCGAAGACAAGGCAAACGGTAGTGCCATTATTGATACCTTAAAAGATACGATAAGCGGTATTATCCCAATTGACCCAGACGGTGGCAAGGAAGTTCGAGCTAGTGCAGTGTCGCCAATGTGGGAGAGTGGCAATGTGTATGTTCCGCACCCTAAGTGGAAACCGCAGGTGGAAGACTTACTGGAAGAAATATATTCGTTTCCTAACGCTCCGCATGACGACTACGTGGACGCAATGACGCAAGCATTAAACTACATGCGCAAGAATTCTAGTATTGTTTATAACTATTAAATTACAATATTGGCAAAAAATAAAAGTTAGTTAATAGCTCAAGAAACCATGCTAACACCTTAATTTAAATAACAGGAGAATTAAAAATGAGTTTCGAATATAGACAGGATGGTGTACCAAGCAGACCCGAAACACGTAACGACTTCATGGACCAAGCAGTAAAAGGTACACCGTTTGACTTTGCGGGTGGAAGTAGACCATTAATATCACATGTTGAGGATTGGACCCATGAAGAATTAGAAAAAGAGTTCAAATCATCAGGTATTGCACATAAGATTATCTGCAAGCCAGCACAAGACGCAACAAGAAACGGCTTTACTATATCCATTCCAAGCAACACAAAGTTACAAGAACTATACCAAAAAGCTTTAGACGACCTAAACATTAATAACAAACTTGAGCAGGAACTAGAATACCGTAATCTCTACGGTGACGGCTACCTCTCAATTGGTATTGAAGAAGAAAGTTCAATTGGCGGTACTGATAGAACAAGCGAAAATGAACAGCTATATAATCCAATTAACACAGAAAATATTGCACGAGTAGCATTCCTGCATCCATTCGGCTCAAACAATGTACAGGAAGTACAGCTTGGAACCAATCCAATGGAACCTAATTATTTGCGTGAAGACAAATTGGTTATTAATCAACCACAAAAAGCTCCAGAGATTGATAAGACAGGTAATGTGATACCTACTGGAACGGAACAGGAAAAAATTGTGATTGATAGCAGTCGTTATTGTCATACATCTTTGGATAAGTTGGAACAGGATGCGTTTGGCACATCATTACTTAATCGTTGCAAGGACGCAATACAAACAATGGATAGTGCCTTGTTCGCATGTATTAAACTGGTGCGTGAATACAACCTAAAAGTTTATAAGAGCAGGACGCTAACTAGTCAGCCTGACCCTAAAGTGCGTGAGCAACTACACACAATGCTTGATTATGGTGTAAGAACAGCAAGCATTATGGCAATTGCTCCAGATGAAGACGTTGAGAACGTAAGTAGCAATGTTAACGGCATTCAAGCATTATATGACTTTGCATGGCAGAACCTAGCCAGTGCGTGTGGCATTCCCAAATCCGTATTAACTGGGGAACAGTCGGGAACACTAGCAGGTGCATCTCAAGACGTTATTAATTACTACGACATGGTAAAGTCCATTCAGGAAAACGACCTAAAGCCACAAATTATGTACATTACAAGACTGTTAATGCTTTCAAGTGACGTGTGCGGTGGAGTGCTTGACCCAGACAGCTTACAATGGGACATTAAATTTACTCCATTGTGGAGTACGGACGATAAGACACGCTCCGAGGCAATGTACAATATTACACGTTCAGCAAGCTTATTAGTTAGTGGTGGTATGGCAACACCAGATGAGGCAGTAGAATTCATCAAAGCTTTATCAAACAACAATAATCTAAATGTTATTAAGCCAGATGATGAAAAAAGTAATAAAACCGACAGCATGACGTTTACCAAAAAAGAACTTGCAGAATATGAAAAAGATTTGGCTGATATAAAAAAGAGAATGGATAGTAAAAGCAAAAAGACGGTTGACGAAAAATGACAAAAAACAAGGATAAATTTGTTGGTAAAAAATTAACTAAAGAACAAATAATTGCCCTTACAAATGACCGGCGCATAGAAAAATACCCTTGGAAAATAGAGCAAGGTTATGCTAGAATTATAGGTAAATACGTATATTCATGGGAAAATATAGCCAAAACGTTCGTGAATAGATATATTAAACCTTACGTAAGTGGTGGTGTTGCAACTCTAAATGACGATAATAAACACAAGGACAATATCAGAGAACACTATGGTAGTGCATGGTACACGCTCATGGAGCAGAACCTAAACACATTAAACCTATTAATTCAGCATTCTTTGATTGAAAAAGAAATAAATTCCGAGGTACATAAATTCACAGCGTCCGTTGACGATTACGCTTTAGCGTCCGTCAAACTCCAGATAGGACCAATTGGTATTAATCCAATAGTAAGTGATGATGCAATCAAGGACATGCTACAAGGTAATATTGCTTACAATGTAGCGTTAATTAAAAAAATGAACAGCAAGTATGCGTTTGATTTACAAACAGACATTTACCACACACTAGAACAAGGTGGCGGTATCGGAGCAATTACTGAAAATATTGTCAATCGTACTGGAATGAGTATCAAACACGCAAAACTAATTGCTACCGACCAAACAGGAAAAATATTAGGTCAATTGCACCATTACCGAGCTAAAAAGGCAGGGGCTGAATATTACACATGGCAATCAATGGAAGATAACAGGGTTAGACCTGCACACCAATTGCTTGACCAAACAGTGCAAAAATATGACGACCCAGCAGGTGGTGACAATGGCTTAATGCCAGGGGAACCTATCAATTGTCGTTGCATTGATGTAGCAATATTCAAAGACTTGGAAGATATTATTTAGCGAAAGGAAGTGATTAACCATGGCTGAAACTGAAAATACCGAAACTGTAAAAAATGATAATGAAACAACACAAAGCTCAACACCAACTGATACAGAAAGTACCAAAAGAGAGCAAGCAGTTGAAAAGCCAGTAGAAACAGGGAAAATTCCTGCTAATAGTGGCTCGTATAATCCATATTATTCTAAAGAAAGAGAGCAAACAACAATGTATAACATTATCGAACGTGATAAGAATGGCAATTTTGACTACTCAAACTGCAAGGAAAAGGTAGTTGAAATTGGAGATACATTATTCAGCATTGCACAAGAAAACCATGTACCAATGCAACAGTTACGTTACTTCAACAATATGCCGAAAGGTGTTCAAAAATTGACAATTGGCAGAACAGTTTACATTCCTAACGGTATTGTGGACGTTCCAAACGGTGAATAAATATGCGACAACAACGGTTTGACACAGCCCAGATTAACAAGGTTGAAGTTGACCCAGAAAGTGGCTTTTTATTTATCAGAAACGTACCTATTGCTAAGGTAGGAGTATTCCCTTATTTGAAGGCAGACGGTTCAACAGTAATGGAGGCTAAACTGCCAAATGAGTTGTTATCCCCAAGCACAGTACAGAGTGCTAATTTAAAGCCAGTAACCGATAATCACCCACCAGTAATGTTATCAAGGGACAATTCAAGACAATACATGAAAGGTATTACTCTTGATAATGCTCATGTTAACAAGAATGACAACACATTAAGAGTTGACATCACAATAACAGACGGAGAACTTATTAGTGAAGTCAATGATGGCAAGGAAGAACTATCTATTGGCTTTAAAACAGAAATACAACCAATTGCCGGTAATTTTGAAGGACAGGATTATGATAGTATTCAATCTAACATTCAAATAAACCATGTAGCAGTAGTTGATAGGGGTAGAGCAGGTCATTCAATCAGATTAACTGGCGATAGTGCAAGTATGGTTATCACTGATAATAAACATGATGACAACCATAAACAGACAACGGAGGAAAATATGGAAACTGCACAAGTTTTACTTGACGAAAACATTATTACTGTTTCTAAAAATGACGCAGACAAAGTCGAAAAGGCAAACAGTAAATTAAAAGAAAATCAAAGTCAAGTTGAAAAATGGAAGGCTCAAATAAAGGAGCTACAAGATAAAATTAAAAACGCTGAAAGTGGAAATGGCGAAGACGTTAAAAAATTAAAGTCAAAGTCAGACGCTTTAGAAAAGCAGTTGGCAGACTATAAGGAAAAATTAAACCCAAAGTCTATCAATGATATGGTTGAAAAGAGAATTCAATTGTACGATAGTGCATCCCAATTCTTACCAAAAGATTATGACTTTAAAAATAAAACTGAACGTGAAATCAAAGTTGACGCTATTAAAACAGTTAAAAAAGACTTTGACGACACTAAAATGAATGAAAATGTTATTGATGGTATCTTTGAGGGTATGAGTTTTAATCAACCAAAGCCTAAAAAACATATTCTAGGCTATGGTGGACCAGAGAAGAAAGACGACAACCGACAGGATGCACTGGATAAAGTAATTTCAGACAATTCCCACATCAACGATATTTACAATGAATTTAATGGAGGTAAAAAATAATGGCTATTCCAGTTCCCGGACTATATCTTGACGAAAACCTCGGAGCAGGTGCAGTTGCAGATATATCACATTCAGAAGTTAATACCAACGTATCACAAACAGAAATTGGCTTTGGAGTAGCAGTATCTTTGACGGACGATAACAAAATTGTTCCGGCTACATCATTACCAATCTATGGTATTACAATTCGCCGTTCATATCTTGAAGGCGACCATTTGACACTTGAAAGCTTGTCAAATGATAAATGGCAAGTTGGCGAGGCGGTCGGAGTATTGGTTGACGGCACAGTTGCGGTTCAAATTAGTGAAGATGTATCAGCTGGCGATTATGCTACCGTTGGAGAAGATGGTGTGTTCAAGCGTGCCGAGGCAGGGCAACCAACAGTTGG